GGAGAGTACAACACCCTCGAGGACGCAAAAGGCGGTCGAATGTTGAACGTCGATACCGCTCGCGAACTTTCCCCCGAATACCTGGCCGATCGCACCAAAGCAGCCGATGTCCATGAGCCATCGAGCACGTTCATCAAGAAACTTTACGCCAAACGACTGGCAGAACCCACCCCCGCCGGCAAGGCTCCGGTGGTGGTTTTCACGGCAGGCGGTACAGGAGCGGGCAAATCCTCCGGTTTGGACATCTTAGAGAACGAAAACCCCGCATTTGCGAAAGCCGAGCTGGTGTACGACACCAATATGAACAAGTTTTCCTCGGCCAAAGACAAAATCGACCAGGCTTTAGAGGCAGGCCGCGAAGTCAAAATCCTGTTTACTTATCGAGATCCCGCCGAGGCATTACGCCAGGGCGCACTCACTCGCGCCACCCGCCAAGAAAAGAAATTCCAAAGCGGCAGAACGGTTCCGCTCTCAGAACACGGCAACACCCATGTCGGCAGCCGCCAAACCATCGACCAGCTGCGCGAACAATACAGAGACAACCCCCTGGTCGAATTTAGCGCAATCGACAACAGCCGCGGGAAAGGCAACGCCATCTCCACCGAATTTGAGAATTTACCTCAGTTAAGCGATAATGCAGAGTTGAGAGAGAGGTTAAAAGATGAACTTGAAGAAGCTTACAGAACAGGCGAAATCAGTGAAGCCACCTACCGAGGGTTCAGGGACTTCTAAATTCCCGAGCGCTCGAGAGCTGAGCGAGAGTTTTGCCAGGGCGATAAACAAACAGGCGATCAAGAATGCCCAGCCAAAGCGCTAAACAAGCCAGAACAATGGCTGCCGCCGCTCACGACCCCCAATTCGCCAAACGTATGGGCATCCCCCAAAGCGTAGCCAAGGAATTCAACCAGGCCGACAAAGGCAAAAGACTTGCCTCGGCCATGAAGATGATGCATAAACGCAACAATGGCTGAAGGACGTTTCAAAAAGGGACAAAAAGGCGGCCCAGGAAGACCGAAAGGTTTGCCTAATAAATCCACTCAGGCCGCACGAGAGGCGATTGCAGCCTTTGTGGACGGCAATGCAGACCGTCTCCAAGGGTGGCTGGATCAGATCGCTGAGGAGAAGGGGCCGCAAGCGGCATTTGATTGCTTTAGCACCCTCCTCGAGTATCACGTTCCGAAGATGAGCCGCACCGAAGTCACCGGCCAGGATGGTGCTCCGTTGGTGGTGGAGATCACGCAATTTGCGAATCCGTCTCCCAAATAACTGGCAGCCGCGACCGTACCAGCTGGGCGTTTGGTCATACCTCGAGCAGGGTGGGAAGCTCGCTGAACTGGTTTGGCACCGCCGATCGGGTAAGGATGAAGTGGCGCTGCATTGGGCGGCTTGTGCCGCATTCAAACGGGTAGCGAACTATTGGCATATGCTCCCTGAGTACGCCCAGGCACGAAAGGCGATCTGGGAGGCCGTCAACCCGCACACAGGCAAGCGTCGAGTCGATGAGGCTTTCCCACCGGAGCTGCGATCGAATACTCGAGAGCAGGAGATGCAGATCGTTTTCAAGAACGGCAGCACCTGGCAAGTGGTGGGTTCCGATAGCTACAACCGCCTGGTTGGTAGCACCCCAGCCGGTGTCGTTTACTCCGAATGGGCGCTAACCAACCCCGCAGCCCGCGGATACTTGCGCCCGATCCTGGCCGAGAACAACGGCTGGCAGATCTTTATCACCACCCCTCGCAGCCGCAACCATGCGTACATGAGCTTCAAAGCCGCGGAGAAAAACCCCGAAGCGTATGCAGAAAAGCTGACTGCAATTGACACAGGCGTGTTTACTGCAGAGCGACTTGAGCAGGAGCGCCAGGCATATATCGACAGTTTTGGCCAGGATGAGGGCGACAGCCTTTTCTCCCAGGAGTATCTCTGCAGCTGGGATGCGGCGATCCTCGGCAGCTTCTACGGCCACGAGATCAGGAAGGCCGAAGAGCAGGGCCGAATCCGATTGGTGCCGTATGACGAACACGCGCCGGTTCATGTCAGCTTTGATATCGGATACACCGATGACACCTCTATGTGGTTTTACCAGGTGATTGGAGGAGAGATCCACGTTATCGATTTCTATTCGGCATCTGGGCTCTCGGTGCCCTCGGTGGTGGAGATCCTGCAGAGCAAGCCGTATCGGTATGGCAAGTTTCAGCTCCCGCATGACGCCAGGGCGAAAACCTTTGCGTCGGGTGGGAAATCGGTCATCGAGCAGATGGCGGCGCAGCTCGGGATCGGCAACATGATGATCGTGCCGAATCTGTCGGTGCAGGATGGCATCCAGGCCGTGCGCCAGATGTTGCCGCGAGTGTGGTTCGATGCAGAGCGGTGCGAGCAGGGCATCGAGGCGTTACGTCAATATCAACGCGAATGGGATGACGAAAAGAAGGCATTTCGCTCGACACCGCGGCATGATTGGTGTAGTCATCCGGCTGATGCGTTTAGAATGATGGCAGTGGCCTGGCGAGCCGAGCCGAAGGCGGAGGCGAAGCCAGATCCGAAGGTGTTGTATATCGGCCCCCAGAACGAAGTCACGTTGAACGAGATGTGGGCCGTGCATGAGCGCTCACAGAATAGGAGAATGCGCATATGAGTGGAGTCAATAACCCGTATCGATACCCATTCGTGGCGCTCGGTACATCTGCGACCAGCACGTTTGGCACGGCGGGTGACTATGTTCACCGTGCGGTGGTAGCGGTAACCACCGCGGTGTCGGCTGATGTTTCGCTGGCGGTGGGCGGCACGACGGTGTTGGCGTTGCCGGCAGACACCCCGAAAGGCGTGTATGACGTTGAGCTCAACATCGCGGCGACGGGTGCGGTGACGGCGACAACGAACGGCGGCAGCTCGATCACGGTGGTGGGATTGTTTACGCCATGAGCAAGCCAGGGTTGTACGCCAACATCCTAGCCAAGCAGGAACGCCAAAAGCGTCAGCGAGCGGAAGGGCGCCCCGTTGAGCGAACCCGCAAGCCAGGCGAACCTGGTGCACCCACTGCAGAGGCTTTTAAAGAGAGCGCGAAAACCGCGAAGAAACCATGAGCGCTGCCTGGCAACGAAGCGAAGGGAAGAACAAGGCGGGCGGCCTTAACGAAAAAGGCCGCAAGTCTTACGAGCGTGAGAATCCTGGGAGCGATCTTAAAGCCCCGGTGAAATCAGGCGATAATCCGCGTCGAGCGAGCTTCCTTGCCAGAATGGGAAACATGGCGGGCCCGATGGAGAAAAACGGCGAGCCCACCCGATTGGCGTTGGCGTTGAAAGCATGGGGAGCGTCGAGCAAAGAGGATGCGAAGGCGAAGGCCAGCGCGATCTCGGCTCGCAATAAAGGGAAGGGCTAACGATGGCGCAGGTGACCAACAACGAGCTCGAGCGTTATTTGCGCACGACGGCGACTTACGACAACGAATTTTCTAAATGGCAAAGTCGCACCAAAAAGCTGATCAAACGTTACCGCGATGACACCCGTGGCCAAACGGGCAACGAAACAGCGAAATTCAACATTCTGTGGAGCAACGTTCAGACGTTGATCCCTGCCGTATTCGCCAAGCTCCCGAAAGCCGATGTTTCGCGGCGCTTTGGTGACAACGATCCGGTGGGCCGCGTTGCCTCGATGATTGCTGAGAGAGCGCTTGATTTTGAAATCGAGCATTACTCGGACTATCGATCGACGCTGCGCTATTGCGTAGAAGATCGATTCCTTGGGGGCCGCGGCACAGCCTGGGTGAGGTATGAGCCGCACGTTGCTCCCCAGGGCATTGAGGATGATGGCGAACTGATCACGAGCACGATTGAGCCAGGAGAGGGCGCGCCGCCGAATCTTGAACAGATTGAGTACGAGCGCGCTCCGGTGGATTATGTGCATTGGCGCGATTTTGGTCATTCGCAAGGGCGCACTTGGGAAGAGGTGACCCAAGTATGGCGTTGGGTCTACATGACCCGAGAGGCGTTGACGGAGCGATTTGGCGAAGAGATGGCCCGAAAGATCCCGCTCGACCAGGGGCCGGAGCCGATTAACGTTTACAACGACAGCGCCCGAAGCTTTAACCGGGCCAAAATCTGTGAGCTTTGGGATAAAGAAACGCTCAAAGTTTTTTGGTTCTGTAAGGGATTGCCGCAATTTATCGACGTTCGCGATGACCCGTTGAACCTCGAAGGCTTTTTCCCGTGCCCGAAACCGCTTTATGCGACCACCACCAGCGACAGTTTGGTGCCCGTCCCTGACTTTGTGTTGTACCAGGATCAAGCGGTCGAGCTCGACATCCTATCCGATCGCATCGATGGCCTGGTGAAAGCGTTACGGGTGCGCGGCGTGTATGACGCGAGCCAACAGGCGTTGCAGCGTTTGATGACGGAAGGTGACAACAACGCGCTGATCCCCGTGGATAAGTGGGCGGCCTTTGGCGAAAAGGGCGGCCTAAAGGGCAGCATTGACCTGTTGCCGATTGACACGATCGCGCAGTGCTTGATTCAGTGCTACCAGGCTCGAGCTGACATCAAAGCGCAGATTTACGAGATCACGGGCATCAGCGACATTATCCGAGGGCAGAGTTTTGCCTCGGAGACCGCGACCGCACAGCAAATCAAGGGGCAGTATGCCGGCCTCCGGTTGCGTTCGATGCAAGAGGATGTCGCGCTGTTTGCAACGGAAGTGTTGCGGCTCAAAGCTCAAATCATGCTGATGCGGTATGAGCCGAAGACGCTATTGCAATATGCCGCCGCAGAACAGATGAACCCGGCTGACCAGGCGCTGATTCCGCAAGCGCTCGAGTTGCTGCGCGACAAACCCTTACGCAATTTCCGCATCGACATTGCAGCTGATTCGCTGGTGCAGATTGACGAGCAGCAGATGAAGCGGGATCGGCTGGAGTTTATCCAGGCGTTTGGAGGGTTTCTGCAGCAGGCGTTGCCTGTCGGTCAAAACGCGCCTGAGATGATCCCGATGATGATGGAACTGCTCAAGTTTGGGGTGCAGGCGTTCAAGGCTGCCCGCCCGCTTGAGGGTGAGCTTGACCAGGTGGTGTCGCAAGCGAAGGAGGCCGTCGCGAATCCGCAGCCCAACCCGCAGCTCGAGGCGCAACAGGCACAGGCGCAAGCGCAAGCGCAGATGGAAATGCAAAAGGCGCAGATGGCGATGCAGAGCGATCAAGCGAAAGTGCAGGCGCAGCTGCAAGTCGAGCAGATGAAGGCGCAGAACGATGCGCAGCTTGAGCAGATGCGGCAGCAATTTGAAGCTCAGATCGAGCAGCAGAAATTGATGGCGCAGCAGCAGATGGAGAAATACAAGGCTGACCTGGATGCGGCGACGGCGATCATGGTGGCTCGCATCAAGGCCAACCCTGGTATCGATATCCCCGCGTTGGAAGCCCAGCAAGCGGTTTCTGAGCAAGTTATGGGCGATATGAGCGAAAGCGTCAGGGCGCAGCTCGATCGAATCGCAGGGTTGTACGAGCAACTGGCTGCGAACAACGATGAGAACATGAGAGGCGTTCGCGCTGCATTAACGACGCTGACCGCACCGAAGCGCATCATCCGCGGCCCAGATGGTCGAGCGATCGGCGTCGAAGCGGTGCAGCAATCGTTTGCGGAGTTTGAACCCGGCATGAGGCCGCAATAATGGTGATGACAACGAAAGGCAAAATGGAAGAAGCGTTGCTCGAGAAACGCGAAGGCGCAATCGAGAACGACCATGAATTCACGACTTGGACGGAATACTGGCATGAGGGCGAGCTGGTACACCGATCGGTTCACGTTACGTTGAAGGAAGCGCCCGTGCTGTTTCCCGAGTTGGAGAAATTAAATGGCTAACACGCAAGCAATGTGTACATCGTTTAAGGTGGAGATCCTAGGCGGCGTTCACGCAATTGGCACCCCACCCACCCGCGGCACCACCGCCAAAGACACGTTTAAGGCTGCGCTGTTTGAAGACACGGCGACCTTGGACGCATCCACCACCGCGTACAGCGTGAGCGGAGAAGTGTCGGGTGTGGGGTACTCAGCGGGAGGGATTACCGTCAGCAATGCCACCGATCCTGCATCAACCGGCACCACAGCTTACTGGACACCCTCGGCCTCGCTGACTTATTCCAACGTCACGTTAACCACTGCGTTCGATGCGGTGTTGATTTATAACAGCACCCAAAGCGACAAGGCGGTGGCCGTGTATACGTTTGGAAGCCAAACGGTCACGAGCGGCAACTTTATCCTCACCATGCCAACCAACGACTCGACCAGCGCTTTATTGCGTATTGCGTGATGAACTGTGGCGAAAGGGCCGTGGGATACAGGTACCTGGGATGACGCGGAGTGGGACAGCCTCCCCGTTACGTCGGTCACCGGCACGGGCGGCATTGGCAACCTCGGAGTCGAGCAAAGCCAAGCGCTCGCGGGTGAAGAAGCCACAGGCGACACCGGCACCGCCGTCGCGAGCAACACCGTTGGCATCAGCGGAGTTGGCGCCACAAGCGACACCGGCAGCCTGGCAACAAGCGTTGAAGCGGGCATTACGGGTGTTGCCGCCCAGGGAGAACTCGGAGACCTTGCCGACAGCATCACGGTTGCGCTCACAGGCGTTCAAGCCCAGAGCCAAATTGGAGACGAAGCCGATTCGATTTCCGTCGCTCTCAATGGGGTGGCGGGATCTGGTGACCTGGGCACGTTCGCGAATAGCGGCGAAGTGGCCATCAGCGGCGTTGAAGCGAGCACCGCGATCGGCACGGTCACCGCGGTCATCCAGCCCCCGAGCGTCATCATCGACACTCACGACGGCGGCGACGACAAGCAACGCAAAAAGCTCTGGGAGGAAGAAAAGCGGAAACGCGAGCGAAGACGCAAAGAGTTAATTGCCGCCTATGAGGATTTGTTTGAGGCCAAGCCGGCTCTTGCTGAATCGATTGTCGGGCCGTATATCAAACCTAAGTCGCGATCGGCGATTCCCGAAGTGGATTGGGAAGGATTACTAACCAACCTCGATCGAGTAAACGCGCTGGTGCGAGAACATAGAGAAATGGATGATGAAGATGTATTGTTACTGCTATGAAACGAACCTACATATACATTGATGGCGAGTTTGTAGAGCGTAAGCGCGATGAAAAAGGGCGTTTGCACTACGTCATACCGGACATTCAGCCGTACAAAAGCATGATTGACGGTCGCATGATTAGCTCACGCTCGGAACATCGTGCGCATCTCAAGGCAAACAACTGCATTGAGGTGGGTAACGAAGATCCAACTCGGCGCGTTCGCCAAGAAACGCCCAAAAACTCGCGTGTTGAGGTGTTGCGACACCAGCTGGCCAACATGACTCATGCCCAGGCCAACAAAATCCTGGCGCGTTTGCGTGACGAAGTTAGATTCACCCACGATCCCCACAGGAGACGGTAACGATGGACGGAGAAAACCAGGCTGAACTGAACGACCAGCAGCAAGATCAGCCGCTTGATCGCAAGGAGTTGCTTGCACAGCAATTTGACGCAGTGGAGGCGGGCGAAGACCCTTCCCCGCAACCAAGCGGGCGCGATCAGAACGGGCGATTTGCTCGAGCGCCAACGGAAGAAGCGCCGCCAGAGCCTAAAGAGGAGCCGATTTGGTCAAAGCCGCCTGCATCGTGGAAGAAGGATTATCACGATGTTTGGATGAAGGCTGATCCCAGGCTGCGAGAGTACGCCTGGCAGCGCGAAGAACAGATGAAAAAGGGTGTAGAGCCCTTGTTATCGAAGGCGCAATTCGCCGATTCGATAAATGTTGCGCTAGAACCGTACATGAACACGATTCGGGGGCTTGGTTTGACCCCCGATAAGGCCGTGGCAGCGCTTGCCCAAGCCGATTACACGCTAAGAACGGCCCCGCCAGAGCAGAAAATGCAGTATTTGATGCAGCTGGCTCAGTCGTATGGCGTCAATTTGGGCCAAATGCCCCAGGCTGCGCCGGCTCAGGCCGGTAATTTCGATCCAACGGTGTATCAGCTGCAAAATGAGCTCAATGCCGTGCGCGGCGAGGTCATGGGATGGAAACAGCAGCAGGAGATGGTGCAAAACCAACAACTGCTGAACGAAATAAACGAATTTTCGACCAAAGCCGAGTATTTTGAAGATGTTCGGCCCACGATGATTCAGCTCCTACAGAGCGGGGTCGCAGAAACGCTAGAAGAAGCGTATGAAAAAGCGATAAGATTGGATTCGTCGCTGTTTGAGCGGATGCAGTCAGCCCAACAGGCCCAGATTGCAGCCAAGCAGGCAGCGCAAAAAGATCGAGCAGCAAAAACTGCTCGAGCCGCCGCGGTCAGCGTCAGAGGCTCCACACCAGGGGCTAACACGGCTTCCAAAGCGCAAAGTCGCCGTTCTCTGCTCGAAGAAGCATTCAACGATCTAGAGCAACGGTTGTAATTAACTGATATAGGAGTACGAACATGGCATTTGCCAACTCAAGTATCAGCGACATCATTGCGACTAACATTCAAAGCCGTACTGGTGAACTCGCTGATAACGTGACCAACAACAACGCGCTGTTGC